CTTAAAAGAGAACTGGAGGCTCTAACCGGGTCTAACTCTACATCGGAAATCCCCGAACTAGTGAACTGATGTGACTTTCACAAAGAACCCTTTTACGGAGATTCTAAAACCCGTAAAGAGAAGATTGGAATCCGCAAAAAGTGCGTATAATAAGGGTAGAATTTCCAAAGAACAGCTAGGTGAGGTACAGGGATTAAGGGACCAAGCATATAACTCATCTAGTAAGAAAGAAATAGAGAGGGTTATCGGAAAACTAAACACTCTTCCATATCTCGGCACTTATGAGCCAAGGGACGCATCAGCGGCGATAGAGTTAGATATAGATGTAGATGTGGATAAATTTGATTCTGATCCAGAATATAGAAGGGCAATACAGGAAAAGATAAGAAAAGTAAGGCAAAGGAAAGGCGGTGTTGATTACGCTTATCAAGATGAATTAAAGGATATGTTTAAGAGGGGCCTTTCTGTTGACTCTCCAGAAGTCATAAAATTTATTAATAGAAGGGCTGCGGATAAATATAATGACCTGTATACAAAATCAAGAGTGTTTTCTTTTGAAACTGTAAATGGACTTCCTGATGGAGATATTATTCCAGAGTCTAAAAAATTAGTTGCCAGATTATTTGAAGAGGTCGATAAAAAAGAGATACAATCATTAGTTAGGGGTGTGGTTTTAGATCAAGTAGACAAATTCTTTAAGACTGGGGTTGTACCAACTGTAGATGAAATAGACCATATATTTCCAGGCGGAACACCGAGAATAATAAATGGCAACCTTGTTGGTGGTGCTGTTGACGAGGCAGGAAATTTTTTAGGCGTTGGGAGGACTAATAGTCGAAATCTTCAGGTACTTTCTAAAACATTAAATACTTCTCTGCAAAATATACTTTATCCAGAAAAGATTAGGCTTTTAGGCAGTTCTAAAGGTTCTTTAAGTGTAGAAGAGTCTTTAGCAAATCCTACCACTCGAAAGAAAACTGCTGAAAGGCTTATACAGCTAGGGCAATGGCAAAGAGGGGAGGTAGATAGTCAGGGAAACCCAGTTAAAAAACCTGTATCGAGGTTTGGTGGACACGCTTATAGTCGGTTTCTTCCCTATGGTTTCGGAACGCTTTTAGGGTTAGGTCTTGCAGGTTTTTCTGACAAAGGTTGGACCTCTGATCAGTTCAAAAAGACTGTAAAAGATAAGCATTATTGGGGTGGTCTACTTACAGGACTTGATACACCTAAATTTGTAGAAGATTATAATAAAGGTTTACTAGATACTACAGGGCAATCATTTGAAGATAGGTGGGGTGAGTCTGCTGATTGGTGGAAAAAGAAACTTAGAAATATTTGGGATTAATATGCCAATACAAAGATGCAAACTAAAGAGCGGTAAACAGGGTTGGAAATGGGGAAAATCTGGTAAATGTTACTCATCAAGAGCAGGTGCAGAGAAGCAAATGAGAGCTATTCATGCGAGCAGAGCTAGAAAAAGCGGTAGAAATCGCTAGGGAACTGAGGCAGCGTGAGAGGTTCAACAAGCTAGACTTCTACGACCCTTACCCCTACCAAAAGGGTTTCCATGAAACGGGCTCAGAGGCCAACCAGAGGCTTCTCATGGCGGCTAATCGCATAGGTAAGTCCTATTGCGGGGCTGCTGAGATGGCCTACCACCTGACCGGGTTGTACCCAAAGTGGTGGGCAGGAAGAAGGTTCACGCAGCCCATAACAGGGTGGGTTGGCGGAATCTCAAATGAAACGACAAGAGACATTGTACAAGCAGAATTATTGGGTTCCCCCGATGACCCAGAAGCCTTTGGTTCAGGCGCTATCCCCAGAAAACTTATAACAAAAACCGAGAGGAAGCCTGGAGTACCAAATGCCAAGTCGGTCGCCCTGATCAGGCACGTTAGTGGCGGGAACTCTTCTTTATTCTTCAAAGCCTACGAGATGGGCGTTGAGAAGTGGCAGGGAAGGTCTGTCGATTGTATCTGGCTAGACGAAGAGCCAAGCAGAGAATTATACAGTCAGGCAGTAACCAGAACCCTAGATAGGAGGGGGATGGTTTACATGACCTTCACTCCTGAAGCGGGGATGACTGAGACAGTCGCCTCGTTTATGAATAGACTCCAACCCGGCCAGTCTCTTTCAAATGCGACTTGGGATGACGCATCTGAAAGGATTATGTCGATGAAAGGACAACGGGGTCATTTGTCAGAAACCGTGATGGAACAAATTTTGTCCGCCTACTCTCCGCATGAAAGAGAAATGCGGCGATACGGTAGACCTTCCATCGGGTCTGGTCTTGTCTTCCCGATCCCCGAAGACCAGTTGATGATTGACCCCATCTCTATTGAAGATCACTGGCCCCGTATAGCGGCCATTGATTTTGGTTGGGACCACCCAACCGCATTAGTTTGGTGCGCTGTAGATAATGAAACCGAGACATTCTATGTTTACGACTGCTACAGAGCTTCCAAGGCAACCCCGGCTGTTCACGCTCAAAATATAAAGATGAGGCCGCACTTTATTCCTATAGCCTACCCGCATGACGGCAATCGCAGGGATAGCATGGGAAATCCGGGTTTAGCCGATCAGTATAGGAACATAGGTTGTAACTTCCTATTGGAGCATTTCACAAATCCTCCCGCTTTAGGGACTAACAAAGGATCAAACTCAATAGAGGAGGGTCTTATGCCTATGGTCCAGAAGATGGAAGAAGGTAAGTTCAAGGTATTCAGAACCCTAAACGATTGGTTTGAAGAATACCGAATGTATCATAGAAAGGATGGGAAGGTGGTTCCTCTCAGAGATGACTTATTGAGCGCAACAAGGTACGCATTCCAATCACAACGGTTTGCCGTTTCAGGCAAAGACCCAGAGTGGACACAGGATTTAGAATATAGAAATTATGGCATCATCTAAAATTACAGAAGAAGAACTGGTTACAAGAATTCGGGGAGAGTTAACCGAATCCTTGGGCTATATGGGGGATACAATCTCCCAACAGAGAGAGCAGGCCATGCAGTATTACTATGGCCTTCCCTTTGGGAACGAGGTAGAAGGAAGAAGCCAG